CTCCTCTCGCCGTATTGCACAATTCTTGCGCCTTGCGCCACCATTGACACTTTCTGGTCTAGGGGTCGCTGCACCGAGGCTGTTCCTTTCATTGCTTTCGGCATTGGCTGACGTTTTGTCGCCTTTTTGCCTGCTACTCGTTTCATTCTTGTTCTCCTGGACGCTGGCTTTCGTGCAGCCATTCACACGTTTCTCAGGACCCATAAGTTGGCCCTCGACGATAACAGGTTCACTTATCTCAAAGTCGTTGACTATCAAACCAGCAGGCATGTTATCGATCTTATCACATAACTCAATCCTGTCCTTAATGGTCTGATAATCACTGGCTGAAAGTCCTGTTACAGCGAGAAAAGCATTGAACACGTCAGATTGAGACCCTGTAGGATAGGGTCCTTGCGCACTTCGATAAGTAGTCTCTTTGATCTCGGTTATACCTGATTTTTCCAAGAGTATCTTAATTCTTAGACACCAGTCACTGATGAGGGGGGTGTGACTGTCGGTCACTAAGTAACCTGAGACTTTATCATATAACTGTTGTTCAATGTTTTGCCGCTGCGTCACTATATGCAATTTCCCGAGAGCCCGGTAAGGATCGCAAAAGCTACCTTCGCTTGTCCAAGGATCAATATAATATCTTGAACAGTATGGAACGGGTTGTCCTTTTCCAACGGGTTGTACTTTAGCTTGCAATCCTAATTGTTTAGCAGTCTCGCCAATTTGCATACAATTCGATATATTAACACCGTCGTCTCCACAATACATCCCAAGCAGTTTATAAGCGTTCTCAGGACCATATCCGGCATTCCTTAATGTAGCATATGACACAAAAGCATTAATCATTGTGTTTCCATCTGTTGTTAATGGTGATCCACTAAGCCTACCGTGTCCTGGTTTATATTTAACGCCTTGTTTAGTTGTTGCTTTAGCGTTGTATTCTGCTTGGAGTAATTGCCTCAACTCCTTCTTATGGGAATTGTTACACCACCGCATATATGCTTGGCTCTCTACATTAACTCTTAACCATTTAGAGATGGAGCCATCAAATTTGGTGTAATCTGTAGTAATGATGTTATCGGTCATACTGGCTATTTGCTGCATACGTTGCGCTAATTCACGAGGATCTTTCCCAGGTCCATACCATAACTGTTTGCTTAACACGTCTTCTTTGAAGGAGTAGGTATAGCTACTCAGAGTAAGCGTATGGTCGGGTGGACATTGTGATATATTGCGTGGTGCTTTCAAGTTCGGGTAAGATTCTCTTTTCTGAAAAGCTTTAACCTCAAACTTGTTGCCAAACACTTGGTGTAGGCATTGCAATATCCTCGCTCGTTGAGTGGGACGTTTCTGTTTGGCCCAAACTCCTTCAAAATCTAAAGGAGCCCCAACACCAACGGTTGGTACAAGCATGTGACAGAATTCTTTGGCATATTTGTTGTATAAACCTTTAGGAACAACATTGTTTGCAATTTTGTTCACTCGATCTTTTATACACC